AAACCCTGTTTGAAGATATATTATGTCTGCATCCTTAATGTACTCAGCCTTAACTCCCGGCTTTAGATGCACCCCTATTGGCTTGTCTGTTTTCTTCCTGAGTTCGCCTATTAGTGTAGATACCTGTGCAGGGCTATAATATTCGTCACACTCAAGACAAACCACATAATGGCTAACAACGTCATCAACCGCAGAAACAACTTGATTTTGGTAATCAATCTGGTTATCTAAACCTCTTGCATATACATCTGGGCTATCATCGCTTATCATCCATACTACCGGTGCAATACCGTTAGAACGCAGAGTGCTAATGCGCTTCCTCCAACTTTTTCTATCAACACCATCAACTCTGCCAAAGTCTTTTGCAGTGCTTCTAGCCATAATGTCAGCGTGGGTATCCCCGCCAATCATTCCTATAACACGGTTTCTCCAATTATCATCTAAGTCGTTTGACAACCAAGAAAGTGTAGAGTATGGAGATATATACCTACCTTCTGGCTCCCCTATAAGAAATGTAGATTTAAAGTCTGCGTTACAGTTTAGTCCAAGCGCCATTAATATAGGCATAAATACCTTCGCCAGTACCGCCGGGGTTCCAGTTCGTGCCATCTGCATATCTTATATCACCATTTCTAGGTTTGCCTCTGTATGATCCCCCTTCATCTCTAGGGTCAACATTAGTAGGCTCAAGTCTAAGTACATCTAAATTAAATATAACGTCTGACAGCCTGTTTAACTCATGGAAAAGGTAATCAGATAGTTGATCGTTATTGATTGGCGCGGGATTAGGAGTCCATCTGTTTACAGATTTTATATTCTTTGATGGTGCGTTAGCCATAAGCCCTTGACCCCCTCAATCCTTTCTTCTGTACTTCAAAGGCTAGTCCATGCAACTTCCAGTCAATGTCAGAGTTAGACTCTACTTTGATTGCAAAGTATTTGCCGCTGACCCTGCAAGAAACTTTAGACTGAGAGTTAGGGTTAAAGGGTATTGGCCCTGCCCATGTAATACCCTCTTCTGTACTCATCTGTCTGCCAATGTAAATATTTATTGTGTTGTCACCGCTTACTTCTATCTGAGGGTATACGGCAGATACAAACTTGACAGACTGTGGGTCGCCTAAATCGTAACCACTCCTTTCAACATAGGCAAGCATTGTTTCATCATCTTTTTTATTGCCCTTGCTGTCTCTAAATATTTTAGTATTAGTAACATCCGCAAACACAATGTTCTTGATTACATTGTCGTAGTTAGTAGCGCCCCAAGGGTCTGATTCAGAATCCCAAGTTTCAATATATTGATTAACCATACTGTCATCAGCGTGTGCTGATGCAGTTGTTTCATTAGCGCCCCTAGTAATGCCCGTAAAAGTAGTAGAGGTTTTACCAGTATAAGTGATTTGCTCATCGCCTATAATAAGAGTTCCAGCAGAAGTAAATGCAGTGCCAGAATCAGGCGTAGTTGTAGTATCTACTGTAACATTACCTCCATTAGCGGGGGTAGTGGCAGTAAAAGAGCCATCATTAAGTATAGCCCATGCACTCCATTTTGCGCCTGCTGTGATTGCTACAATTCCTGAACTAATATGAGAGGTGCTAGGAAGATCGCGAAATGAAAAAGTATTATCTTTCCAGTTCCATATTACGGCTCTGTTTACTACAGCAGATGATCCTGATGGATAGCAGGCCATCATTTCATTTCTAACGTAGTCTGCGGCAACAAAACATTTCTGATAGTTATCGCCATTCAACTCATCAAACACTGTTCTACGCAGTTTGTTAGACAGCATGGGAGTTACAGTCTGACCATTACATACATAGAAGTCAGAGTTGCCCATAAAGAAATGCCCACCCTCAAACTCTGCTACCGCTTCTTTAGCAAGAAGTCCAATAGTGGGGGATAGAAGTTTAAACGAAAAGATATATGGAACTGGAAAGATAATACT